CCCCACTCTAAACAAATAAACCCAATTTCAACAACTGCACAATCAACCCAACTTTGGACTTTCGTTCCGTCGGGAGTGGTTGTAGTTTGCTCTATTAACTTGCGAAGGGTTGCCCATTGTGTAGGGGTGAACTCGAATTTAGCGAAGGTTTTCATAAGGTAGTAAGTGATGCAAGTTCTGCGTTGGTTAGGCGGGTTGGGAAAATGATTGCTTCATTACAATTTACTTGTTCTTTTCCTTGTACATATCCTCCTTGTGCAATATAGAAATTTTCCATTGTGATATTTGGTGTAAATGTATTTGCCGTTTGTGTTGAAATTAATGTACCATTGATATAAAAAACTATATCGTTTGATTTGTAAGCAATCGCTGCCTTAAATCTTGTTGATGCACTAACCGATGATAATAAATTTAATCCAGTTCCGTCAGCATAAACAAAAGCACGAACTGTATTTGTTGACGCATATAAAAAAACTGCATTTTGAACGCTTCTATTAATGTTGCAAATTTCAGTTTCTCCGATTGCTATTCCATCAAAAAACAAAGTTCCTTGCGTCTGCCCAATCAAACTACTTATCCCCGTCTTGCTACAAGCATCCGCCACCCTTGTGGCACTTGCTGAGGTGGTTTTTATATATGATGTTGCGTAACTTCCCATTTTCTTAGTTGTTTAAGTATGACCATTTTTTGTTTGCTGACTTGTTGTTGTATTTAATTGCAAGGCGTACCGCGTGTTGACTTAATCCGTGCGCATACGCCGCCGCTTTTGCGGTTTCATATACATTCCCAATTTCGTCAATTACTGCCTTCATTTTGTGTTGTTTTGCCTCTCGGTCTTTTTGTAGTGTTTCGGTTGTACGCTTTTTGATTTGCTTTGGGTAGCGGTTCAATGCCCTTGAATGTTGCATATTTTCGCTATGTGTTACCCATTCCAAATTTGTAACATCGTTGTTTAAGCGGTTGCAATCTATGTGATTGACTTCGGCTTTGTTTTCGGGGTTCTCAATAAATGCTTTTGCAACTAATCTATGCGCCATTTCGTATTTGCGTTTGTAATTACCCAAACTCATCGAATAGCATACATAGCCATTTGCGCCAACTTTGCCCCTCAATATGAATGCCCCGTTTCTCAATTTACCAGTGTTACTTATTTCGTATTTTTCGTTTACAAATTTCCATATTTCCATACTACAAATATACTGTATTTCGTTGGTATATTTATACTACATTATTCCAATTGTGCGCCCCAAATGTAAAAATCTTTACTTTCTTGATTTGGCATGACTCCAAAATAATTGTCAAACTGAATCCCAATACCGCCACTTGAATAAGTAAAAGTAAATGTATAGCGTTGCCATTCGGTGGTTAATGTAATTTGGTTAGGGTTGGCATTCCCATCACTAAACCCAATATTTTGAACTGATGCCCCTTTAATGTAACAACTAATAGTTACACTACCCGCGGGTACTCCACTTATTGTTTGGTATACATAACGACTACCCGCCGAAAATTGCACCCTTGTTGCGTTCTGCGTTCCATCGGGTGAAATAATTGAATTGGCTGTTATTGTTGCCCCCGATTTTTGCCAATCGCTTTGCGTAAAATCCTCCGAATACTTTACATAATTCGTACTCTGCTTCTCCAACAACAAACTAGGACACCCGCCCCCGCCATTTTGGTAGGTTAGGCGTGGAACATTTAATCTGTCGGTTGTGGGGAAATAGGGTTTGGCGGTTGATGAAATAGATGATTGCGCCCCCCAAATATAAGCGCTTTGTGTCGCGGCGGTTGTGGCATTGTAGTTTGGTGTTCCATCGACAAGGCATAAACCAATACCAAATTCTGTGCTAGTAGCACCAACATAAGTTTGAGAAAAAATACATTTATACCAACCATTGCCAACACTTTCAATGCTTGTAGTCATTCCGCCCGTTGCACTTAGTGCAGTGCCATTGATGACATCATAAAATGCAAATGTTCCACTATTTTTGCCAAGCAACCAAACAATACCGCTTCCACTTTTATACTTAACATAAAAGAAATTTGTTAATTGCTCAAATGTATTTACGGATTGTACAATATAATAGTAATTCATTCCACCACTCCCACCCGTTTTTTCAAGTGTGTCCGCAGTAGTTGTTCCATTTGGTGCGGTTGCGGTGTTTGCAGTTGCCGTAATCCCATTTTGTTTTGCCCAATAAACATTGTCAAAAGTTTCAGATTGTTCTACCAAATTCCACGGCGTAACCTCCACCAACCCCGCACTATTTATTCGGGTTCCGTTGGATGCACGGGTGAATGACAAATCGCCGCTGCCGTCAGACGGAACTACGCTGTAAACGGTGTCCTCTTTGTAGCCGCTGGGAATAACTACCAGAGAGGCTTTATTTAATAAATCGCTCATTTTTATAAGTTGTTAAGTTTTCTAAGTAGGCAACCAATGCCCTCATAATAACCGCCGTCAGCAGTAACGCGCGACTTATACAACTTAACCAGAGCCCAGCCCTGCCCTTTGTATGCCGTGCCTCGCGTGCCAAGTCCGAGGTTTTGACTTACTAGCATTTTAGTAACCGATTACAGAACCAGAACTAATAACGAAGCCAGTAATTTTATTGCCCTTACCCGCTGGCAAATATGCACCTTGCTGAAAAGTAACGCCGCTCATTCCGCGGGCGCTCAATACATTGGTAGCCGTGCCGTTCTCTTGGGTTACGGTGAATGAAGTAAATACAGTGTCCTCGGTAGGTACAACTGCGTCATAACTAACTGAAGTAACTGTCGCAGCCGCGTGGTATTTAAACCCCTGCGAGCCTGCTATAATGTCTGCGCTTGCTTGTGCCATAATGCTTGCAATTTACAAACACATTAAACGCAAGTCGTTAACAAATTAAACCTCGCTAATAATATACCACTGCACCCCGTTGCTTATAATTGTTTTGCTGCCGTAGTTTGTATTTATAGTAGTTGTAGCTGCGCCGTTTATATTGTAAGCCCCGCCGTTAATTGTTACAACGTGAGCCGTTGCTGTCTTAATAAAGTAGTATTTTTTACCCTTGCTTTCGGTTGCGTTAGGTAGGTTTATAGTTACGTTGCCGTCGGTACTGTTACAAATAATTAACTCGTATCCGTTTGTAATTGTATGGGTGCCGTTGGTGTATACGACAGAGCCGTTATGCTCTTGTAGGTGCCAGGCCATTTGCTGTGCTGCATTGTCAAAATGCACCATAACCTCGTAACGTGTGTTAAGTGTTGGTGTGGTTGCGGGGGCACCATCGGCATCGTTTACTAGGTAATTAAGAACTAATGCAGGCGTGCGCTGTACTGAATCGTTTAGCCTTCCTATCTGCTCGTCTTGGTAATTAACACGATCCTTTAACCCTGTGCCAACTTTAAGCCCTTCGCCGCTAGAAGTCAAACCTGTGTATACTGGAATCAAACCCAACCACTCGCCTGCCCACTGCTCAGAGCGTGCGCTGTATACTGCCCCATTAAACAACCATTTATAAGTATCGAAATACAGGGATTTAATTGCTGTCAAAGTCCCAGCATCCACCCAAGTGCCTTGTATTGTTGGGACGAAATCCTTATACAACCCTGCAACACCTTGGCCTAGCATCTCGGTAGGTGTGCCATGTGTCACAGAATCCCAACCACCACGCCAATCGTCGGCAATTACCCACTGGTTACTTGAGTTGTAAGCCTCTATGTTTCCGATGGCATATTTGCTATAACTGCTGTAATACTTTGGCTCTAAAATTATCGGCGTAGAATTAACGGCATTTGCGTTATCGGGCGTGTAGGTTTCAGTTATGTTAAAAGTAAAATCGGGGTTTTTGTAAGGCGATGCGTCTGCAAAGGCTAATTGAATAGATCCCCAAAATGGTTTGAAAAATTCATTGTATGCGCCCGTGCCGCCAAATATATTATATTTCTGTTTAACGGCTTTAACATAATTTATTTTAACCTCTAAAATTGTAAAGCCTGCAGGTGGGCTGCTTACTTGCTTGTCAAAAACAAAGCTAGTCCAGTTGCTATTTTGAAAGTCGTTAGCAATCGTTTCAATAAATGTGCTAGTAGGCGCAGACGCAGCGCTAACCCATAGCAAAGTATTTAGATCTAACACTCGGTAGCCAGTGCCTCCATCCCTTAAATAAATTGTAATTGCTACATCCGATTTATCCTCTGGGCCCGTTGGCGATGTGGTAAATGTATGCCGTGCAAATTTAACAGCAAAGCGGATTCTTAAAGGTGCTTGGTCTGGCGTTGTTCCAGTTGGCACCCCTGTAAATGTTTTGGCAAAAAAAGTATCGGATTGGTTTGTATATGTTCTGTATGCGGTAGCACCTAGCATTCGCTCTGTGTCAATCTGCACATATTTAGCAGCAGCCTGGTAGCTTAGTGATGGCTTGGCTATCCATTGCGGGCGCACGTCGTTACCAAGTTGCACAGCGTGCGTGTAGGTACCGGTTCCAATATATTGCAGCGTGTAATTAAACTGCCGATAAGCAACGGTTGAATCTAGGTACTCAGTCGCAGAAACAAGCCAATACTTTCCAATCTCTAGCATAAATCTAGCTTGCAAGATTTCGCAAACTTGCTCTAGCGCAGCCTTGCAATCCATCATGTTGCTCTCAGCATATTGAAAAGCAGAAATGTCGGTAGCTTTAATGTCCTTAAATTGGTCGTAATCGTCGACAAATGTATTTAGATCAACCTGCAAAAGGTCCAACCCCTTGCGTGTAGCATCCAAAGAAAACGGCGCAACAGCGTCTCTAAAATAATCGCTGTTAGTTCCATCAACAACCCAATAATCTTTGAGCGCCAACTCATCTAAGCACCGACGAAATAACTGTGCTATAGTTATTTTGCCATCGGTAAACCACGAAGATTCTACCTTGTAACCGCTTAGCAATTCTAAACCATCTACAGCACCCAAAGAAATAACAGGCTTGGCTTCTATGGCTTCGCGTTGGAATGTCATTTGATCTGCAAGAACTCGGCCCACGTGCACCAAAGAATTATCTTGGTAAATAAGCACAGCCCAAAATTGTTCGGATGTTGTCGCAATCGCTTTAAACTCAGCGAGCACAGTATTGGATGGCATCACCCAAAAAGATGTGGAGCGTGAAGGTCGGATGGCATTTTGATAAAAGGTGTCGCCCTGGCCTTCGCGTTCTATTTCGTAACCATTGCCTGCAAGTTTTAACTTAATTGAACTATTAAGCCCCTGCAGCTTTTCCAATAGACACCCTGCGCCCTCCTGATATCCCCCTGCGGCTTGCACTCGGGCAGCGTAAAGCCTTGCCTGTATCTCTGGAGTCGTACCTGTTGGCCCGTCCCAAATTTCAACCCTGTGAAGTTTGCCTGTCACGGAATAAAAAGAACCAAAGTATTTTCTAGCCACGGCGTGCGTCTTTATTATATCTTTCCAAAACTATAGCCAAGTCTCGGCCCTGTATTGTAGTGCTTGCGATAAACCCGCTGTTGTTATTTATGTTCAGCATTCCTTTTAATTTGTCAAGCGGTGCAATTACCTCGGGGTTAGAACTTGCGCCCGGGTATTCACCAACAAGCCCCAACGTCGGACCGCTAACAATACCACCCTCGGCAAAGGCTTTAACCTCCGGCCCTTGCTTTAACGAATTGCGCACAATGGTTGCGCCTGCAATCAAAGCAATACCAGCCGCCGCCGCCGCCGCTGGGTTTGTTAAAACTAATTTTTGGAAAGCTTGAGAAGCCAAAGCTGTAGCAACTAAAGCCTTACCCAAAGAATCCATGAAAGCAGCAATAGCGCCGAGCATGTTTTTACCGAAGTTCTTGCCAGCTTCTTTTTCGCCTGTTGCTAGATCGCCAAGGAACTGACCAAACGACGCGGCTGCATCTGCTTGCAACGTAGCGAAAGCAGAGTTTAAAGCCTGCGTTGCTTTTTGTATGTCTTTGGCCGCTTCGCTATAGCTTACGGGATTTATTTTTACGTCTAAATATACGGGCGTGTTTGCCGTTCCTGCTTGTAGATTTGCCGCTGTTAATAATTTAGCATCTTCAATGGCTTTCTTTTTTGCTTTTTCTCCAGCTTCGTATCTTTTCTTTTCTAACCATTCTACAAAACTAGCTTCTGCCTTTGCAGTTTCTTCGGCGCTCTTGGCTATTTCTTGATTTTCTTTTTTGGTTTCATCTGCGCCTTTTTTTCTTTCTGCTCTTATTTGTTGGGCAGCCTCTATTTGAATATCTAAACCTTTTAAAGTTAATTCATCTTGTGCAAGTTGTAGTTTTTCTGCTAATTCAGCATATAGCTCCGACTCAACGCCTACGTCTTCTTGCATAGACTTGTAGGCTGCAATTCTTTTATTTAAATAAGCTTCTTCAATTTTTAAAATATCAGCTTGGCTTTTGCCTGCAAGTTGCGCCTCTTTCTTTGCGATTTCTTCGCGTTGTTTTAAACGGCTTTCTACAAACTTAACAGCTCGAGAATTGCTTTTTGCTAATTCATCGGCATATTTTTTTTGTGCCTCTTCTGCTTTTTCTGCTGCGTCTGCATTGTCTTCTAATGCGCTAGCGATTAAAGACAGCCCGACAATAATAGCACCTACTCCAGTGGCGACCAAAGCGGCGGCATAAGCACGAGCGGCAACTGTGGCCTGCCCTAAAACGAATGTTTGTATTCTCGTGGCTGCGGTTTGCAATCCAACCATAAAAGCGCTTTCTGCTTGTAGGGCGTTTTGAATTGCTTGCACTCCATTAACTAAAGCAATGGCACCTTGCAGTTTTGCCATTGTCTGCTGTAGCTCTTTGTCTTCAACTCCGAGCAAAGCGGTCGCACCTTGTACCGCACTAAACGCCCCTGCAATAGCTTGCACCCCACCTAGCACAGCATCGAGCCTTCTAGTGTCACTGGCAAAATATCCAACCTCAGCTCGTGCATCGCCAATAGAATCCTTAATTCTACCTGCTTGCTGTATAATTTGATTAGCAACCCCGGCAAACTCAGGACCCAAAGCCCTGGCCTCCATGGCTAGGTTTGTCAACTGCCGAACAGTTCCCGCTGTTGGGTTTTTGGTGGCAATAGACGCAAGCCTATCCTGTATGCTTTTGGCGGTTTCTGCGGCCGCCTCGCTCATCTTCTTGCCGCTCGACTGAACTACACTGACGGCATCGTTAAAACCTTTCTGCAGTTTCTCAATGTCTGCGCCGATTACTATGTTTAAAGACCTTGCCATTATCTAGTATAGTTAATTATAAAGTCCTGAGAAATTTGATAGATGCCAGCAAAGCCCGCTTCGTCGTCGGTTAATTGCACCTCGCTATCAAATTCAATCGTTTGGCATTTAACTGTATTAAATATGCCCGGCAATGTTGCCGCCTCAAATGCATCCCTTACCTTTTCCGCTACAGCTGTGGCGCTTGCAAACGTGGTGCCAAAACTATTAACCTGCACCCGGGCAAAATCTGTACGGCTGTGGCTTGTATTGGTAGGCGATGCAATAACGCTGACAAGGTTGTAACTGATCGCAGGAAATGCAGACTCTTGCGGAATGCGAAGGGGGTTGATCCTGCTGCTAACTAACGCCGTGAGCGCTGAGTAATTGCTGAGGATGTTGTAGGCTATTTTAATGGGGGCGCTCATGCTATCGCGTCTGGTGTAAGTTTATCAAAGACATGCGAATATAACTTAACTGCCTCCTCTATACTAATATAGTCGCGCTCCTCCCAAGGAAAAGTTAACAAGCGTTTCGGCTCGATGGGCTTTTTTAGGTGTGGTGCCATGGTTGTGGCAACGGCCCAGCGTGTAATTTCCCACTGATTGCGATAGGCTTGCGTCTGCGCCTCACGCATTCCCTCAAGTTTTAAGCGCCAATAACGCGGGGTGCATTTCCAAAATTGCGCCTCGGTCAAACCTAACTCCCCATAACTGATGCGCTCAACTTTACGCCAAGTTAACGGTGCGCTGTCGCCCTTGGCTTTTACTTTCCCTCGGGTTCGTCGGTTGCAAAAAAGTCTGTAACGGCTTGTGTAAAAGCGTCAAGTGCTGGCGATAGTTCGCTAAACTTTGTAATTGCTGCGCCTAGTTTTTGAACAGATGCGAATGGTGTCTTTTCGCCCTGGGCTTCGTAGCCCTCAACGATTCCGTAAAATGCGCAGGCTAGCGCAAAGTCCATAGATTTAGCCAGGTCCTTTTGCATGTTTAGATCTGCAAAGGATTCCATGCCTGCAAGCTGCATCACATTGCGCAGCGAATTCATGTTAAACAAAAGGGGATGCTGAACACCCCCTATTTTAATTTCTGTGCTCATGGCACAAATATAGTAAAACAATTATTAAACTGTGCCAACAGTCAAAGCGCCAGTGCCCTGCAATGTGCCGGTGAAAGTTGCTTTGTCGTTATTGGGTGCGCTCAATGACAAGCTGCTAAAGAAAGCAGCGCCAGTTAATTTTTGGTCGCCGCTGCTGTTGGTTGTCATTACAACAGTTACAGAAGTGCCAGCCAACAAGTCAGTCAAAAGGTCTTTGTAAGAAAGTCCGCTAGCGCTTACGCTTGCATCTTCTTCAAAGATACCTTCGACGTTCAACGTGTAGCCATACTCGCCAGCGATAAACTCTTTAGCGCCTGCGCTGTCTTTGTTAGTTACATCGATCATGTCTTTTGAAATGTCGATGCTGTGAGAAGTCGCGTTAGCGATTTTAGTCAATGTGCCGCTGACATCCTTATAGATGCTTATCAGCGTGCCGTTTACTGGTCCTGAGATTGCCATGGTTATTTGTATATTAAGTTATTTTTCTTTGCTAGGTCGGCTAGGATTCCATCCACGCCTTTTAAAATTTCTTCAGTTACTGCGTTTGCGTTTTGATCTAATGCCGGGCGCATGAATGGATGAGCCGATTTACTAATTACCCCGGTATGACGGCCATTTGTTTGGAATCGTTCAGCGGTACCAAATTCAAACATTACCCCAAGATATGCGTGGTGGTATTCACGACGCAAACCAATGAGCGCTTTGTCTAAGTTAGTGCTGTCCTTGCTTGTAATGAATCCAATAGAATCGCGAAGGTCGCCCGTGTTAACGGGTGCCAAAGTGCGGGCTGTGTTAATAATGCGCTGGCTGCTTTGGCGAATAACTTTCTGCAGCTTAGGGGTTTTTATATTTTTACCCATAGCCTGCAAGGAATTAATTACCTCAGCCATTCCAGTTATATTAGTTTCAGCCATTACAGTGTTACCTCAGTTTGTAGTTTCAAATATAAATTGCGCTGTAGGTTGGCAATGTTAACAATGTTGTGGGCTATGCCGTCCTCTACTACTCTATGCTTAACGCTTACGCTACCATTGTAGCGAATAGTATAATTTACTATTTGCTTATGCTCTCTGCGGTCGGCGTTCACGTTTTCGTTACCGCTTTCGGCTTCTACACGCTGCGCCCAGGCGGTTGCGTATTCGGTCCACGTTTGCAGTTTCTCCCCGGTGTTTGCGTCTGTTGTTTCGGTGTAGCTTTGCAAGCTCACCAGCACATCCATTAACCCTGCATTCATTAGATCATGATTTGGATTTTGTACGGGTCCAAAAGGTAGTGGAAACCTAAACTCATTTCTGTTTGAATGGTTCCTGTTACAATGGCCTGTCTATTATCGTAGTATTGAGCCACTAACAAAAGAGCCGCATGCTTAATAGTTGCAGGGAAAATTGTATCGGGGTCAACTGATGCTGTGCCCACTGGGTTAAACCCCTCTGTGATCTCAACAATGTACTTAATTGTATCGTCCGTAATAGAGCTTGGCGCATCTTCAAAGAAGATATTGCGGCTATAGCTGCCCATTGGATCAGGTGAAACCAACCACGAGGCTGCATCGAATGCAGTAACGGCTTGTGAATCGTTTACATAACTCACAGAAACCACAGATAAACAACGCGTGTTTAAGCGCAGATAATTACCGCTAGGTATGTTTGTGCCATTGATTGGGTTTACCATCGCAGGAGAGCCCGTATACGCGTCAAAACCATACTTAGCAGTTCCTTTGCGTATAGAATAGCCGAGGTAATTGCTGCAGGCTTCTATTGCCATAGAGATCAGCCCCGAAATATAGGTGTCATCCGATGACGATGTAACACGCAAATGGCTCTTAGCATCCGCTAAACTTAGGTAGTCGGTTGCAACATTTGCAAAGGCGGTATAACGGCGGCTAATAAACATTATTCTGCGTCTAATTCGGTTTCAGGGTTCACTGGTTTTGCCTTTTTGCTTGGCTTGCTAGGTGAAGTAAGCGCTGGAATTTCAATAGCAACGCCCGCCTCAATTAAAAGCATGGCCTGCTTGGTTTCCAAAATTACTTCTTCGCCTACATTGTAAGACAAATTAAATTGGCCTGTAGGGTTTGCTGTAAATCTCACTTTCATATTGGCCCAGGGGCAGTGCAGTCAAGACCACCCCTAGCACTCGGAACTTTTACGCCCCCGAGCGGGCAGGATATTAGGCTACGATGTCCTTACAAACTGCAAAGGCAGCAGGCTGCAACAAGTTGCAATCTAAGTAAGCATTTAATACAACGTTAGTCAAGCCAGCAGTTGCGCCGCTATAAGGGTCTACTGTCAACTCCATACCACCCCAAGAAGCGATAGCCATTTTAGAGAAATCTCCGAAGATCATGGCAGACAATGTAGAGCTAGAACCTTTAGACAAGTTAGAAGGTACCAAAGTTGAAGTAGCAACTGGGTAGCCGTTCAAATCCATACCACCTGCAGGCCAGATGAAGTTACCTTCAACACCTGAAGTTTGACGTGGAATAGTCTGCAAAGCAGCTTTTACCTTTGGGTTAGTCAAGTAAGCAACACCGTCACCGTTGGCGTTTTCTACGGCTTTCATCAAGTTAACAACATCGGCCCAAACTGGAGCGATACCGTTAGCGTTGGTAGCGTTAGAAGTTGCACCACCTGCGAAAGTTACGTTAACGTTTGCGTTGGCAATAATACCGGTAGGCTCGTTAGATCCACCACCTTTAATGGCAGCAGTTTCCAAAGATTGAGCCATGGCATTCAACAACCAGTTACGCACGTAGGCGTCGATTGAGTTGCTAGATTGCAACATCAACTGGTTAGATACCTGAATGTAAGCAGCCAAACGCTTAGGGCTGAAAGTGATTTTAGAAAACGCAGGGCTCTTTTCAGTAGCAGATCCATTTTCAGTATTCCAACCTGCAGAAGGTACAGTGCTAGCAGTAGGCATATCCAAGTTGCCAACCAATCCGCTCAACTGCTGAACACCCAAACCGCGCAATACAGTCTTAGGCAACAACACGTCGATAATAGAACCTACAGAAGTTTGAACGTTTACACCACCCTCAGAACCAGCAGAACCACCAGTTACAGACATGTCACGTTTAAAAACTTCAGAAGGGATTTTCATAGAGTGAGCGCTAACGCTTACACCGCTACGCTGGTACTCGCTAGAAGCCAAGGCTGAAAACTCACCCTCAACACCTTCACGACGGCCAGAAATAGCCATGTCAATAGCACGCTTAAAGCTGTACTCTTTAGCCATTTCTGACTTTTCTTTTTCTTCTGAACGGCTAGCAGTGTGGCCAGCGGCTTGGGCTGCAAGGTTTTGCAACTTTTCCAAGGTTTCAACCTCAGCTTTGATCGCACCCAAACGGGCTTCGATTTCGCTCAAACGGTTGGTTTCAGTGTCAGCCATAGAACGCGCCTCGCGCTCGATGGTTGTTTGCAAGGTAGACAATTCGCCGAGCAAACGTCCACGCTCTTCTTTTAGGGCTTTGATTTTATTCATGGTTTTAATTTTGTTTTAAAGGTTTTCGTATCTAAGCAGCGCCAATTTCAAAACATCGGCAGCCGCTTGGCTTCTTTTGGCTTCTTCAATTTCACGCTCCTGATCACGCAAGGCCACAACGCTGCGAGCGTCGGCCTCGGTATCTTGGTAGGCGGGATAGGTTACTGGGCTAACATCGTAGAGATCTTCGATAGTTCTAATGCTGCGCTTACCCATTGATCCATATTTTTCGGACTCGCTCCAGCTTTGTTCTTTGATAGTAAAAGCAAACGAGCTTTGCGTAATGTCGCCCCGCATAATGCTGCGCACAACGCTCATGTGTGTAGGGTTGTCGTAATCGGGTACCCAAGTATATTCTAAATTACCATCGCCATTAACAAACACGCTGCAAGTTCCTGCAGTAGTACGACCTAAAATTAGGTCGGCTTCATGGTTGAATAAACAGCGGATGTCGTATTCTTTGCTTAATGCGTTATCGAATGCCCCTTGCTCAATTACCTCTTCAAAATATCCGAGGTCGGTAACTGAGTTAATAACGGCAGCTATGCCGCCTATTACTTTTGGCATTCCTTCGCCTTCGGCTCTGGCTATAACGGTGCCCGTGAATGTGCGCCTTTCTTGTTTCATTAGATTACTTCGGTGTTATTGGTTCCGTCGGGGTTGTTGTTCTTATCGGCTGTGCTCATTAGCTGCGCTATCTTGGCATCCATGTAAGCGTTAATTTGACTGCTTGGCATTAGGTTTGATTCAATTAGGTACTCGTCGCCGCCGTCAAATCCGTTGGCATCTTCAAACATCCGGGCCTCGTTTCTAGAGAGCCAGCCGCCTCGGATGCCCTTGTTATAATAATCTGCTCGCTCGTTGGCGGATGCTCTAAGCAGCGAATTAAAGTTAAATTTAAAGTAATAAGTTAGTTTGTCGTTTTCTGTTAACAGCTTTCTTGCCAATTCCTGCTCGATGTTGATGGCATAAGATGCCAAAGTGCGAGCGTAAAAGTCCTGGTATTCCTGCTCAACGCTAGACTTAATGCCATCCTTTGCACCAATCATAGAAGCGGGCACCCCAAAAATGCGGGCGATTTCTTCTGCAGAAAATTTGCGAGTCTCTAAATACTGCGCCTCCTCAGGTGACAAACTTAACTTTTCCATCTTGATGCCGTTAGGCAGAACAGTGGAACGGCTGGCCCCATCTATTACATCGTCAAGAGATTTCTTTAATGGGGTTGCTTGCTCAGGCTTAATCTGCGCATCGCTTGTTAACAAGAATTTCAAAACGCCGTTTTTATAAACGCCAGCGCTTTGGCTAATTGCTGCTAGATCAATGCCCAAGGTTTCGGCGTGCACCACGATAGGCGACAAACCGACCAGGGGATTATCACCACACAAGCCTTTAAAGTGCAACATGTCGGAAGCGGGCACCATGCCGGGGATTCCCTTTTGGTTCACCTTGTAGAACAGTTGCCCGTCCTGCATCACTGGTGTAACGTAATCAGGTGCAATCGGGTGCAACTCGATGCCAAGGTAGCGAGCATCGCGGTTAATGAATGCGTAAGCGTTACCCTTTAGCGCCAAGTGACTCACCATGTATTTGGTAAAATCATATTTGGTTTGATAGGCGTTAGGCTCGTTGACCAATGCAGTAGCGTAGTGAACCACGACCTGCTCGCGGTTAGTGCCGTCGTCTTTGTACAGCTTTAGAGAAAGCCCCGCAATACCGTCCGCAATAACTCTAACGCACGCGTGCACTGACGCAATAGATAAAGCCGTGCGATCGTTAACAGCTTGGCCGCTTTTTGTTTGGTATCCAAAAACATTTTGTAACGTATTTATAAGCCAATCGGTTGGCTGCGACAGTGAACTGCGCTTTTCCTTTCTTGGCTGCCAGAATCTTAAATTCATCGGGTGCAAATTACAACTAGGTTAAATTTTATGTGTTAACAAATCTTATTTATTCCGTCCTTGGCTCAGCCATCGAGAAAGTGCTGCACGAAATACATCATAGTTTTTATAGCGCCTCACGCCAAACTTGCCAAAATACTTTTCCTCAGTTGCGTTGTAGGCATCCTCGTAGGTCCGATATTTCGGGAGGTTGTTGTAATAAACTTGCATGTAGTCGTCTAGAAATTTCATAAGCTAACAAACCAAAAATCTGTATTTTTTTCTTTGGCAGCATCTTGCATGGCCGTGCCTATTGCCATCACTAACGAAACAGGGCCGTCGACTTTATCGCCGCTCTTTGCTTTGTTGATCTTAATGTTTCCCGCTGGGTCCTGCATAAGCAAAATGTTTCCCATCATCCACCGCGTCACCGGGTTGCCTGCGTGGCGTAGCATGTTATCTTTTACAAGCCGCTCCATTTCTTTGGTGGGTGCCGACATTGAAACAAAGCCCTGGCCAAAAGGAAACATGGCAAGCCCTTCGTTTTGCAATTCGATTACAAGCTGCGACGCATTGAATCGGTCGAAGGCTATGTCTTTAATATCGTAACGCTGCGCTAGTTCAATGATGCGGGCTTTGATAAAAGCGTAATCTGTAACGTTACCCTCGGTTAATTCTATAAAGCCATCGGCTGCCCATTGGCGAATTGATGCCCCGGCTGCGTCCTTGCGTTTGTATGCACTTTCAGCGGGAAGCCAATACCAGGTTCGCACTGCGTTCAGGCTTGGGAAGAAAAGCGAGAAAGCGCAAAAGTCGCCAGTGCTTGCTAAGTCTAAACCGCCATAGCAAACCTCGCCCTCTAGCTCGTCCTCGCCGTCGCATAGTTTCCACAGGCTGTCACTTATCCAAGTTTGTGCCGTGTCTGTCCATATGTTTAGCAGCTTGGTTTTAAACTCAACTTCTTTATGCACAAACTCTTTAGCCTCTGTGAGCGCCTGCTCTAATTGGCGAGGGTAAACTGAAATCCCCCAATTAGGATTTGCTTTCGCCCAGACAGCCGGATCGGTCCAGTCGTCGCCTTCGTCTAGTGTATAGATCACAGAAAAAAGCGCGTCGTCTTTAATTGCCCCGCTTAAAACATTGGCACAATACTGCCGATGCTTATAGCACGGCGCTTCACGATTAAAGCCCGCTGTGGTAATTGTAAACAGAAGCGGCTGCCTGCGTGCGCCCATCGAGTTGCGGATAACGTTGTAAAGTTCATCATTGGGGTGCGCGTGGTATTCATCAATACAACAGAAGTGCGCGTTAAGTCCGTCCTGTTTGCCCGGGTTCCATTCCAAAGGTTTGTAAATAGATTGCCCGTATAGGATGCGGCGGTTATTGACAGAGTTGTTAACAGTCAGCGCTTCATTTAGCCAGGGCAGATTTTGACAAACCCGCACAGATTCGCCGAACACCATCATAGCCTGATCTAACTTTGTGGCTGCGCTGTAAACCTGAGCCGCTGGCTCGTCATCCGCAATAAGGCCATAAAGCATAACGGCGCTGCTGAATGTAGACTTTCCGTTTTTACGTGGAACCTCAACATAGGCCCGGGTGAAACGACGGCTGCCATCCGCATTAAGAAACCCAAACAGATTCCAAACAATAAACGCCTGCCACCCTTCTAAGATAAAAGGTTTGCCTGCGTAATCGCCCGTCGTGTGTTCTAGGTTCTGTATAAACTGAACGGCGTACTCAGCCAAATCTTCGTTAAATGGCCAGTGCCCGCGGTCGTTCTCATAACGAGCCACAGCGTTGCGCACGTGCTCGCAAGCAACAATGCGCCCGCTACCTATTCCGTCGATATAGTCGGCGACTATTTGCACTGTTGAAAATAGGCCAACGCCTCAAAGGCTAGTTTTTCGTTTCGGTAGTAGAAAGCCTCGCCTGGCTTTCCGAACTTGTTGCAAACGCTTCCGTTTAGGTAGACCGCAAATTGTTGATCGCTTTGGCGCACTTGGTAAATAACAGGCTCAACGATTTTAACGCTAGCCGTTTCAAAGGCTTTTGTGTTAACGGCCTTTGTAATTGTCTTTTTAGTTGTCATGCTGTTTTGGGTTTTTTAAGTAGATCTAATTTAGTTGCAACCTTTGGAGCTGCTGCGCTAATTCGACTGCGTGCGCTTGGCGTGATTCCGAAAAGCTGCGCGATCTGTGTCGCTTGCTTTAGGCTTTGCCCTTGGATATGGTACCAGGGGTTTGCAACTTTGTCGCCGTGGCGGCTTAAAATTACAACGCCCTCCTTTTTAAGTTTCTCAGTGGCCAAATAATACTGGCGCAATAACGTGCAGTAGCCGTGCAATAGCTCTAAGTCACAACCGGCAAGCAAACCATTACGCTGCAGTTCGCGGCAAACCGTTGCCCAAATTTCTGCCGTTTCCCCATCGAAGCCATCAGGCGCAGTTGGTATTTGGTCCAAAGGCAAAACTTTCATTTCGTTTTCCACCAGCCAGCGCTTGTCCTCAGTTCCCTGAAGTTTTTTAATTTCGGTTGGTTTTTTTGGTCTCCCCCTCATTTTAATATGCTATTTAGTACAAATATACAAGTATTTTGTTAACTTTATTTTCTCACGGGTGTGAAGAAAAC